GAAGAATTGCGCGATGATATTGCGGTTTATCTTTGCGATAAATACAATTTTATAACAGGCGCTGAGGCATTAGAAATAACTGATACACTTATCTCTAAATACAACATAACTAAAAAGCCCCAATAGCGGGGCTTTGTTTTCTATTCTAAATTCATATTAGTGCTAGGTATTTCATTACCTAGCCTTTCCTTGTAATCCATAGCAGTATCACCATCAAGCGTAAGGTTGTTTTCTTTCATTACTTTGAATAAATACTCATCAGGGTATTTACCTTGGAAATTCATGGTTAGCAACTGCTGCATCATTTGCGGGCTAATTCCGTCATCATAGAATTTACGGTTAAGCTCTAAAATAAACTCATCAGGCTGGCCGCTTTGGTTGTTAAACATCATCATCCACTTAATGACATTTCTGTCGCCCGCTTCAATGTTGCTAACTATGCCGCCAAGACTTGCAAGGCTTGAGCTTTTCCTAATTCTCGCCGCTTCCGCTGTTTCGTTTTGGCCAACAGTTATAATCTGTGCGCCAATTTGAGCCATTGAATCGACGTCTTTATCCATGGTTTCAAGTAACATTGAATCAACGCTAATCTGAGCTAAACCAATCTCACAGCCAACATAAGCAGAGCCACCAAACACCGGTGAACCACCTTCTGCAATGCCGTTAATTCTCATAAACTCTTCTGGTGATACATCTTGGTTCAAGCTAAATGTCGCAGTAGGCGAACCGAATAGCCATGTAGCCTGCCTCATAGTCGCATCAGAGTTAAACAATGCAATGTTAATTTCGGCTATCTTATACAGTGGAAGTGGATCAACGCTTGGCGTGTTGTCAATCGAGCCGTAAAACTGGAATGGGATGAAATCAAGCTTTTCGCCATTGCCTAAAGTAGGCTGGTATATAATTTCGTTAGTGCCATCATCAAGCTTCACGCTGTAATAACCCTCATCATCAAGATAAAGTTCGTAACAAACATTAAACTCAACACGGTTAGGCGAGCCATTAGAAAAGTCTATTTCAGTGCGACACTCCTCCAAGCGAACGTAGTTTAGTTGCTTGCGTCCGTTTATGATCTTTTCTGACCAGTCTTTGATATTCTCAGCCTTAAAAGCTTGCGCTCTAGCGTACAGTTGATTTTGCTTAATGTCTGCCGCTGTTCTTTCACCGCTTGAACCTGGATAATCAACCCAAACGCCATATCTACCAACTGAGCAAACCTCACGCAGCTTTTCTTTTAAGCTGTCGTAGTAGCTGTTACCTGATCGCGTAAATGTTTCGGTAATGTAGGCGATCGACTCGGGAAGATCTTGCTCTTGGTCATCTAAACTTTCACCGGTTAATTTGTAAGGTCGCATCATTGCTGCACCGCATAAAATATCAAGCGTATTGCCTACATAGTTTTTAAATACAGCTCGATTAGCAAAGGCGTAGTAAGACTCGTCGCTAATATCAGGCGCTCTTACTATATAACCTTGGTTTACCGCTTGTTGGTGCTCATAAACACAGCTTGCACCTCTACAGGCACGCTGTTTTACCATGTCATTAATACAGTCGCGCACTAACTGATATTTCTTATAGTTAAGTGCGTATTCTGGATTTACTAAAGTGTTAGCATTCATATTTATCTCATTTTTAATCCGCCTGTCCACATAGGCTTGATTATAGGGTATTCATATGCGATATAATAGCCACCAGCGTCATTGACGTCTTCTGTGCCGTCTTTGTCTGGCTCACCTCTATCATTGTAAACTTGCTGCTCTAGCTTCTCTGTATAGTGCGGGCAAAGCTTGGTATTAACAAATAAAGTACGCTCACCTTTCGAGTTGCAGAAGGCCGCATTCATTGAGTTCACCCGGTCTTTTACCGGTGGATTCTTTGATTTCGCTCTAACTGTAAAGCCTGCATTTTTAAGTAAGCTTATATCAGTTTCACTTGCCCCGACTGATTTGCGGTTTTTACCTGAGCTATCAGGGTAAACGTAAATAGTGTTAAGCTTTTCAAATTCACCCTCTGACACCTCACGCCAGTATTTGCGCTTAATCAACCTAATCATTTCAGGTGTATCGTAAGCATCTATAAACTCGTCAACTGCATGAGGTTTGCCGTTTCTCAAGACGTAAACAACCGCACACATTCGACCTACGTTAAAGTCCATACCTACATAAATAGACTCGCCTTGCTGGTATTGCTCAGTTGAGTTATTTAGCTGCCTATCGAATTGCGGGTAAACAGTGCCGCTTGTTAAGTTTACAAAGTCACCGTTGACATAAGCATCAACTAAATTACCAGGGTAAGTTGCATATAATTTATCTATGTAATCATCAGGCAAGTTTTTAGCATTCTTTAGTGTGCTAGCTTTAACCAATGAGTAATACTTTTGCATTTCTGGCTTTTCCCTTAGCTGCTTGACAAAAAAGTCATACATCCAATTAAAGCCCTCTGGCGTAGTCGTAAAATCAACTGTATTAACTTTGTAATCATCCCGAACCGATGACATTCGAGCGACTATCTTTTTCCATGCCGCATCAGCCTTGGCCTTTTTCATGGTGTCGATTTCATCAACTAAAGCATGGCTAATATCAAAACCTACTATTCTGTGCGCGTGCTCCATTGAGCGGCACTTAACAGTTGCATAGCATTTACGGCCAACCATTAGCTTTGCTGTCTTACTTGATACATTAATATCAACCCAACACTGCAAGCCAACATGATGAGAAAAAGCCTCGCCAACTTCTGCGATCGTATCGTAAAAAATATCTGTGATTTGTGGATAGGTCGGAGCAAAATAACCAAGCTTAATACCTGGGTAATTAACTGCCAAAGTCCAAAGCCTAAAGCAGCCTACAAAAGTCTTGCCTGCCCGATAGCCACCAACATAACCCCTAAATGGAGTTGTTGAGGCTATAAACTCACCTTGAGGCTCATTAAGCCGTATACCATCACTTAGAGGCATCAACAATTCTCACAGGTATAACGGTTAACTTCTCGTCTTGATCTTCTTCTTTAGCAATATAACCAGACTTATATTTAATAGGCGCCAATCTTTCAGCATCCCATTCAATAGCTCTAACCTTTTCTTTGATTAGATTACCCCAAACATTATAGTTAAAGCCTTCTGGCATATCGCCAATCTTCAACTCTTTAATGGCTGAGTCTATTACTTGGTGCCTTTCTTCGGCTTTTAGGTGCGTCCTAAACTCTAGAGCCTGTGCATATCTCTCCGCGAATTTAGGCTTATTTGCAAGCCATTTATACAGAGTGCTATTAGCTGGCATTTCTGGATCTTTAACGATACTACAAACAGCTTCGCCATTCATAATCCGCTTGATTATTTGAGTTGCAACCCTAAAGTTGTATTTTGTCGGTTGGCTTTCGTTTAACTTTGTCATTCACTCATTATCTCCTGATAATTAAGCGCCCTATCTCCTGATAGAGCATCAAAGTTATTATAGCTTATTACAGACAATAAAAAACCCCACTAAAAAGTGAGGCTTTAGATTTCAAATTAACAAGTGTTTAACTTAGCTCTTTATTCAATTCTTCCGCCCAAAGTGATAAATAACTAACACCATCGAGCAAGCTATCATCATGCAGTCTTGATTTATCACTATTCTGCCTCACCACCTTAACGCAAGCTAATAATAAGCAAACATCAGAGCCGCTTAACTTCTCACCAGTTAAAGCGTTAAATGCTTTTGCTGCTGCATCAAATGAACGCTCACCCGTACCGCTTGAATCGTATTGCTTACCCCTTTCCGCTTGCACTTCGATACATTCTTCAAGGTAATCAACAGAGGTTTTTAGTTTGCTCGACCCACCTTTCTGCTTAATCATTTTTCTTCTCCATTTCTTTGCACTTTATTTCATCACCAAAAATCGACTCTTTAACGTGCCCCACCTCTTTGCAAGCTCTAACCATGTCATTGTGGTGGGCTTTTGCTGGCAGGTACCAAATTATAGATACAATAATAGCCATAATAATAAGCCTCCAAAACTCAATCATTTTTCTTCTCCATTGTTTAAATTAACTACACCTAAAACAATAATCTCAAACTGCTTAGGCTTTTGATAAAACTTCTTGCGCATATTCTCTACGCCGCAACCGTATGTGTCTGCAACCTGCTTTAGAGATTGCGCGCCGAGTTGCTTAGCGCGCTTTGATGGGGTCATTGCTTATTATCCATAATTGCAGCCCACTGACCCTTATCGTAGAAGTAGTCACTCATGCTATTGAATGCAGGTACCTGCTCGCTCCTCAGGTTGTCAGCAAGCAAGGTAATGTTAATTCCGCTGTTTATTTTGTCCATCATGTAAGAATAACCAGAGTGAAAATCATCAGTGTACACTAGGTGATTTTCAACTTGTGGTGCATCAGATAAATAATAAGAATTCCCCATTTTTATATCTCCATTAATTCGCGTTATTGCGTTTCGTTGAGGTAATAATAGCAACTATAGATTGTGTCGTAAAGCAAAAAACCAACTATTTTAGGCTTTTGATTATAACTTATTGGAATATAGATATAACAAAACCGCATTAGCGCGGTCTGTATTTTGAGTGGGATTTTTTGAATTGCTTTCTTTTATTATTCATTTTTTACTTCTCCCTGCATTGGTAGCTTGATTGCACCAGAAGAAATACTATTACTCACAACAAGAACAAGGCAAACTATAAATATCCAAATGCCGTTACGAATAAATCCCGCTTTTGTTTCTTGCTCATTCTTGGACTTATCCCAAACAGGTTTATACTCTTCCCTGTCTGATATGCGCTGCGTTTTCATTGCTTGGATTTCTTGGTTCATAGCAGCTAAAGCTTTATCCTGAGAGTCCATTCTTTTGTCTCTATGCTCATTATCAGCAACAACTTTAACTAATAACTCATTGGTTTCTGTTAGCTTGTGCGCTATCTCTTTCAAGTCTTGATGTATTTGTTCGTTTGTTGCCATAGTAAGTTAAGTTTAAAAATTCACCGTATTTATACCTATAGTACAATAAATAGATTGTTAAAACCAACCTGCCCGCTGCGTACATTATCAATGAAGTCGCCCAGATGCTTTTGAACTCGTCGCCAATCAATAAGAGACAAAAAGAGAGATATATAAATGATATTGACGTATATCTCATAGCGGTTAAAAAGTGAATCATAAATATTGTACCATCCTAGATATTCAAATATCACTCCGCATCCCATTGCTAGAGTTACAGCGCTTAAAGCAAAAGCAGGTATGCAAGCAGCCTTTTTAAGTTTGTAATAATACTCAAACATGTATGTTGCTGATATAAAACATAACAACCAGTAAACTTCCGCAGGTTGAGCCGCTGTTAATATAAAAGCTATATTGCAAATAACCAGGTGAACAAAAACAGGATAGCTGTGAACTTTAAATGAAGCGATTAAGAACACAGCTATTAAAGTTACGTTACTTACGCTTTTTACCGCCACCTGTGCGGCGTTTAAGAGTAGACATAAATCACTCTCCATGCTTATCGTTCCTCGGTGGGTAAATGTTAATGGGTTTTATATCTAAGGTCAATTTTACAACAGATAATAAAAAACCACCTGTTAAAGTGGCTTTGCTTACTCTCGTTCAATGTAATACACCATGGGAAAAGCGTATTTGGTGAAGCTGTCGGGATTCGAACCCAATCAGGACGGCGGACTTTGCATTTGGTTGATCAATCCATAGTGGTTAATATCAAATTAGGAGCTACCTAAAATTAATTAACCCCACCGCCCCAAAATTCCAACTCAGCCTCATCAAATAAACTCTAAAAAATGCCTGCAACTTAATGCAGGCCAAGGAACTATTTTCGTCTCAATCCTCGAACTACAGTCTCCATTATTAATTAAAAGATTATAGTTTAAGGTTTGCTAACTGCTATCTCACGACTGTAGTTAGTTTGTTACAACCCACTTTAACGCAAGTGAGAGCGAGATTTTATCACCTCCAACCTATTGAGGGCCGTCTTTCCGTAGCTGTCTAACAAAGATTATCGGGCCTTCTGTCGTTAAACCCGATAAGTTAATCATAGCAAAATCGGTGTGTTTGTTTAATACCATTTTGTTCTATGCTTATGCTTTTTGGTTATTTGGACTTAAACCTTTCTGCTAACCTCCAATTCTTATTGCTTGCATCATAACCAAACTGTTGAGCTGTAATAATGCGATTCACGTTTACATCTTCTGATTTGGTGTGGTTGTTTCTGGTTCTGCATTTACTCATAATCACCTCGATCAACCAGGCTGACACAGTGGCTTTTGCAATGCGCTCGCCATATAAATAAAACCGACCCTTTGTTATTGCCGCTTACTGGCTTTTGCGTATCAGCATTTATAAACGATAGCCGACCACTAATAAACCTTACTTCATTACAGCTTTCATAAGCTTCTTTAAACCATTTGACGCTAGTATCTGCTGGCACTAGCATAACAATAGTTTTACCTTTCTCATGCTCAATTCTGGCTTTTTGAACCCACGGCAATATTTTTGAATATGGCGGATTGCACCAGTTTGACTTAAACCAATCGCACATAGGTTCTAACGCGTTCCCAGCTTCATCAAAATACATTTTGCAAAGTCTGTTTTCGCGACTTGCTGCAACATCACAAGTAAAACTAAACTCTTTGTTTAGTTGCTCAAACAGCTTCGGTGGCGTTTGCCATAAGTCCCTAATTGACTCTGGCGTATTACTTTTATGCTCCGTGCTCATTTACCTAAACCCTCCAAAGCATCACTAACAATTATCGTAGTTTCAGCATAAGCCAAGTTGCGCTCTCTGCGGTCAATATCTTCCAACCCAAGCAATCGCATCATCCCAGAATAGAACTCAAGCTCAAATAAACTAAGTGCATTTTCGCATGGTACTGCAACCTCAATGTTGCCGCTTTGCAGTTTGTCGCAATAATCTGCTTGCTGTGGTGTCATTTCACTCTCCATTTAATTTTTACTGAATTTAACACTTTAAATTTAGATTTATAAATAATGTTTTGTTATATGCTTATAACTAGCTTGCATAATCAAGCATAACGCCATTCTTAGCATAGTAAGCCTGCATGTTATCTCTGTATTCATTGTGCTGCTTCGTATTAAACAAGCTGCTAACTGGTAGTAATTCCATGTAATTAACTTGCTGCTCATGGTTCCAGTTATAAAAACCTAGCTTGTTAAGCGTCCATGATATCTTATCTTTGTAATTCTCATCCTGTAGCAGAATTGGCAGCCCGAACATCAATTTGCAAAAGTTACGCACTGACTCGGCGCTTTCTCCTTCCAGTTTTGCTATGTGTGCGTACCATACGTAGATCTGGGAGTTAGCTGGCAGGCTTCTTTTACCACTCCAAGGCTTAGCGGTAACTTGTACCGCTTCGTTTTGGCTAAGCATAACCTCAAGTGCTTCAATCAGTGCTGATTTATTGCTTGTTACTAGTTTGTATTTTTCAATCACTTTCTACACCCTAAAAACCCAAAGTACGCCGCACTCCTGGTATCTTCGTTGCTTTTACCGTCCCAACCTGTAGCGCGTTGAAATAATGACTTACCTGTCTTTGCATCTTTCCATTGCTTGCTAATTTTGTGGTGCACAACCTTAACTCCAAAGTGCTCTGCAATTCTTTCAATCTCAGTTTGAACTTGCTTACACATACCCACGTACTGAGCCATTTTCATTTTTACAGCCTGCGGCTGCTTTGCGTTTGCACCAGCAAAAGCCGCGCTAACACCTTTTACATTTTCAATGTGCAGCTCGATTGTATTAAACCCATATCTGCCTCCCATTTCATTAAAGCAATCTATGACATCCATTAGCGGCATTGATTTAAGATTAACCAATTCACCATCCACATAAACCGCTATACCGCTTTTGCTGCTGTCTGGGTCGCACCCTATAATCACTTTGTTCATAACAACCTCAATACTTAGTCAACATAATTACATTAATAATATCGCTTTCTGGCTCTGCTATGCCATGCTCAGCCATTTTCTCAACCATCTTGCGCCATAGGTATCTCTGATTTCCAAAAGCTTCTGAAAATCGCTTTCTGTAGTGCGTAACATTCAGCGGGTGTGAACTATGCACATCGTGAAGCTGTTGCGGTGCAGGTAAAATAAACCAATGCCCGATTTTAACCTTGTTGTGTTTGTAGCTTCTGCCGCATACATGGTGCACCTGGAATGGTGCATCATTCCACATATCACCGAATAGATAACCAACTCCATGCTCGTTATGAAAATCAGCTACAGCTTTAAGCCACGCCTTTTCCTCTGCGTTTGGTTTTGTGTTTTTACTTAGCATCTTCTACCCCTTACCAATCTAATTTTATGCCCATACCTTTCGGTATTTCTTTTGTCGCTTTATGCGCTACTGCTGCGCGTTCTGAATCTGTTAATTTACTTTGCTGCGGTGCTACTCGTTTTGGCTTATTTCCTTTTTCGTCTGGTCGCCAATTGCCCCAGCCTATAGCTTCAAGCTGTCGTCTTAAATATGTATTCATAGCTCTAAAAGCCATGTTTCTTTTTTTAACTTCGATAGGCTCTGCTTCGTATGCCTCTTTGTAGACCTGTTGCGCTATCGGTAAGTGATGGCGCATATCTAGGTGTTCTGAGCAATGATTTTCAAATTGTTTTTGTGCATCGTTTTTCATTAGAATTTCTTCCTTGGCACAAATCCGCCCACATCATCCTCAACGGTTTCAGCCCAATCCCTATTTGATTCGTACATGGCTCCATTTTCAAAGCTTAAAATATGCTCACCAACTTCATCGTCTCGCACCTTGGCCTTGATTACCTTTACCAGTCCTTTGTTGTTTGATTCTGGCTTGTGAACTTCTTCACGATAAGGGAAAACAATAATATCAGCGTCCTGCTCAATTGAGCCTGAATCACGCAAATCTGATGGTCTTGGCTCTCTAAGTGCTTTATCTGCTTCACGGTTTAGCTGTGAGAGCAACAGAATAGGTGTTTTAAGCTCTTTTGCTAGTAGCTTCATCTGTCTGGTAGCCTCACCCACTGAAAGCGCCCTAGAATAAGCGTCAGGCATTTTCATCAACGTTAAGTAATCAACAGTTATCAAGGCTAGGTCTGGGTGCTTTTCTTTAAACTCTCTGCACTTCTTTTGAAGGATTGGCATTGATAGCATAGGGTCATCATCAATAAATATTTGCTGCTTGTCCAAGTCATCAAGGCTTTTAGTTAATTGCGCCCATTGCAAATCAGTCAAATCCTCTTCGCCAACCTTTTTAAGTCTTCTTGTTGGTATCCTTGCAAATGCTGCAACCTCACGCTCAAATAATTGACCGCCTTCCATCTCAAGAGAAAACATAAGCGTTTTTAATCCTTGCTGTGCAACATAGCGATTACAAAACAAGGCCAGCGCAGTTTTACCCATGCCAGGTTGGCCACCAGCAACAACAAGAGCAACCTTTTCAACAATTACATTTAGGCCAATATCAAGATAGCTTCCTTGTGGGTTCTTTTGCCTTTCCTCGATAACATCAATGTAACCAGTAACAAACTCGCTAAATGGCCTTGGCTTGCTTTTAACTTCGGGCGCAAGCAGTTGGCTCAATTCGTTTAGCGATTGGCTAACAGTTTCACGTTCAAACGGTTTGCCGCCCTGTATCATTCCTAAGATATTTTTTAACTCATTAGCTGCAAGCTTGTCGTTGTGCATTGCTCGCACTTGCATAGCTGAATATATCGGGTCGGATGTTGGCCCTGATTTTTGAGTTGCTTCAATCAAATCTGAATACCCAAGCTTTCCACCAGCAACGTCATCAACAGCAATCAAACTAACAGTTGAACCGAATTGATCTAACTGCTTAATCGTTTTGTAAACTTCAAGCGAAAACTTATCTTCAATCATGTCCTCGGTGATTACATTCAAAGCTTCCCTAGTCTTTGGGCTTACACCTTTTAAAAGCGCGGTAGACAATACAGCCCATAAGTTATCAATAATCATCGTTGTATCTCTCCTGGTTTAAATATGTTGTTGCGTGAAGTCTATCAAAGCCTATAAATCTATCATTGCCGCTTTCCAAGTCTTTAAGCCTAAACTCAACATCGCTAACAATGTGATTGGTTAGTTCGGTTACTGTTTCATCATCCATTTTCTTAACAACCTTTTTCCAGGATTTTAGAGCAGATGCTTTTGCAACTTTCTTCGGGTAAGCTTTCCACCAATATTCAAAGCTATCTTCTTCAAGTTTTGCGCGAGCAATCTTTGATTGATCCAATGGTTTAATGGGAGGTTCTAAAGAGTGATAGGTTCTGGGTGAATCTCCTGCACCACCCCCTAGTGAATCTCCTGCACTAGGGGGGTGAATCTCCTGCACCACCCCTAGTGAATCTCCTGCACCAACCATAAGAGTGTAAAGGTTGGATTTGTTTTTCTTTTCACCTCCAAGCCTATGCTCTTTACGTAAAAAACCATCTTCAATTAGCTTTGCTATGTGAATCATTACTGATCGCTTGCTCATTTCGCACTGGTCTGCAATGTACTGATAACTAGGCCAGCACTCGCCTTGATCATTTGCGTTGTCGGCTAGCTTTAAAAGAACCAGCTTTCTAAGGGGGTTTCCTACCTTTGTTTTTAAGGCTTTCACCATTAACGTCATTGACATTTTAAAGCACCTCAGAAATAAGTTCGTAAAAGTCAGTTTGGTTTCTACAGTTTTTTGCAGCATTCAAATAGATACTTTCATTTTCTTTTGTTATCTCATGGCTGTTCATTGCTATGTAAAACCCGCGCTCATTAAAATAGTCGAGTCTGTTTTTCAAGATCCCCTTTATGTAATGTATGTTAAATCCTTTATTTTCGTAACAGTGCAAAATTGCCTTAGCCCAAGAGTCTGCAAACGCTTCAATGCTTTCGCTTCTCATGTAGCATTCAGAAACAGATTTGAAAACTTTTTCATATCCATTTTTTTTAACAGCCTTTCTTATCTTCATCATTCCATTTTCATTAACACTTCTATCAACTAGATAACTGTTAACTAATTTTTCAACGCTGGAATAAAGCTTTTCATCTGCGTTGTTTAAAGACTCCTGCCACTTTATCATAAGCTCTATTTGCGCCTTTTTCTCAGCTAGAAGCTCAGTTTCTTTTTGCTGCTTTATAACCGCTGAATCATCAGATAGAAGCTTATTAGATTTACCTAAATTGCAATCTATGCATGATGTGACAAGGTTTAGCATTGTGTTTTTGCCGCCCTTAGAAACTGGTTTAATATGATCTATATGCAATATCTTTTCTGGTGACTTTCCGCCGCAATATTGACAAGTGAAATGATCTCTCTTTAAAACCTCAAACCGCATTCTTTTGCTTATTTGCTTTCTGTTTGTCATAATTACCTCGTTAATTGATATTTAAATTGCCAGTCTGACCCACTGGCTTTTATTTTCTAAGCTCTAATTGAAGTTTCTTTTTAAGTATTGTTGCTTTAGCCTTGGAGTCTACAAGCATTTGAATTTCTTCATCTGGTGACATGATCCCATCCTCGCTTATTAGCTCTTTTGGAATTTGATTGTATCTCTCCATAATCCCTTTGTAGTTTCGCTTAATTCTTCTTATGACCCTTTCATCGTTATGTCTTTGTGTGTTGCAATACTTGATTAAATCCATCAAGTCTTCTTTTGTCATATTCATTTTAATTACCTTTATTTAGTGTGTTTAAGCAATTATGCACTGTGCATAATATCGTGTCAACACCCAGACACAAAAAAGCCGCAATTAAGCGGCTGGCTGTGGTGGTTATTTTGGTGGTTCGGGTAGTGGCATCCAGTGAGTTATCACCCCGTACTTATCTGATTTTGCGTTTTGCCATGTTCCATTAAAAAACTCTCTTGTGAATCTATACCCAAGCTTTTGATATACTAGATAACTTCCGTTTTTGCTTGGTGTTTTATTTTTAATGCTAATCCATTCACTCATACTAACCTCTCTATAAATCTTCTGCTATTAAGTTAAAGTGCTTTGCAATGGCGATTGCGTAATCCTTATCTTTAACCTCGTCATTTAAGCTCATGTAATGAGTTGGTTTAAATCCAACTATCTCTATCTCGTTATGGTCGTAAAATCTTAGGCGATCGCCATCCATTAAGCAGTGGCAAATCCTTACCCATCCACGATCATTTTTAATAACAATCTTTTCTGTTGATGATGCAGCGGAGTTTATAGGCATCCACTTTGAAATCTCAACATTTTCAACTGTGATAAATCTTTTTATAGTTAGAAGTTTGGTAAGAATTTCCTTTATCATTTCTCACTCCAATCAACAATTGTATGGCCTGCATCGGTAAAGTTAAAAGTAAATACCAGTCCGCACTTACCTTCAATTGTGCGTGTATTTACCTTGTTGTTTTTTCTCAGTTCCATAGCTTCTCGTATTGCGTATAAAAGGCTTTGAGCTTGGAACTCGTTTAGTTGTGTGAATTTGGATGGTAGTTTGATTTTTTTATCCATTACTCGCCATCCTTAATCTTTAATATCTCAGTCATTGCAATCATTAGGCTTTTAGAAACCTCTTTACTATCAGCGTTTGGGTTTACGTAAATTAAAGCTTCGCCACTCTTGCTTGCTCGCATAGCTATTGCGGTTTGGTTATCTTCGCAATATTTTTTAAGTTGCTTATTCATCACTCACCCCTTGCGCGTTTAAGTAGAGATTCGATTTCTTTGTATTGATATGTAAAATCTTCGATACTGTCACCATCCATTAGGCTTATTGTTAGCTTTAACATTTCATACATATCAGCATGAGCTAGAGTTGCATTTTCAATGTACTCTATTTGATTTTCGCCCAGTTCATCATAGCGGTTCTGCATTAGAGTGCCATGGCCTGCACTATCAAAATCAATCCCGTATGGGAATAGCTCGTTAAATTTCTCTTTCATTACTATCTCCTATTAAGTTTCAGTAACTGTAGCAGTTGCTTGATCACCAGTCAATTTTAAGTTTGTGTTATTTTAATTTAATTTAGTGGTTGCGCCTATCTTAACTTGTGCTATTCTACATATCACCAAATCAAACAAGGTTAGCAAATGAAGGTATTAATTAAAAAGGCAATGGCTGATGCTGGCATTAACAGCAATAAAGAATTGTCCCGTATATCTGGCGTTAGTTACGACACTATTTCAGATATTATGCGAGGCAAAAACCCAAACACATCAACAGTGAATAAGCTTCTTGACGCTATGGGTTTTAAATTAACTTATGTAGAAAAGTAAGGGGTAAGTAATGAGTAGTGAAAATTTACTTGAAGAGTTGGAGCGAGCTAAAGCAAACAATGATGAAGCTTTAGTTTATGAGATTGAGCAAATACTGAGTGCTAGATCATGAAAATGTCAGAAAAGTTAAATGATTTATTTACCGCCTTGTCTAAGTTTCAAGGTGAGCTAGAAAATGCAAGTAAGGGTAAGCAGGGTCATGGTTATAAGTATGCAGACCTTGCGGAGTGCATAAATGTTGCTAAACCACACCTAGCTGCAAATGGCTTGGCTGTATCTCAAATGCTTGGTTCGGATGAGCAAGGCAAACAGACGATGATTACACTGTTAAGTCATTCTAGTGGTCAATGGATTTCATCTGAGTTTGTTATGGTTAATGCTGTGCTTCAAGGTGGTAGCGGTAAAAACCCAGCGCAAGTATTAGGCTCTGCAATCACTTATCAGCGCCGTTATGCTTACGCCGCTATAATCGGGCTAGCACAGGAAGATGATGACGCAGCAAGCGTTTCTGGCGCATCTAAAGCGCAAAACAACCAAGCTCAGCAAAAAAACTGGTACAACGGTTTTGAGAATGACAAGCAAGGCATGATTGAGCACCTTAATAACGGTGGTTCTGTGCAAGATATTATTGACAATCTTACAGGCCAAGGCTTATCACTTAGCAAAGAAACCATCAAAAAAATACAGGAGCTAGCACTGTGAACGTATTTATAGACATTGAGACAATTCCAGACCAAACAGTCGGCGCAGTTGCGTCGATTGCTGAAAACCTAGAGGTTAAAGCGCCAGGCTTAACAAAACCAAAACTTATTGAAGCTTTAGATCTTGGAGAACAAGGTAAATACAAAACAGTTGATGAATTAAAAGAGCTTTGGGTTGCTGAATTCGCAGAGTCAGAAAAAGAAAACCAAGCCACTGAGCAATGGTTAAAGACTTCATTTGATGGTGGGAAAGGTCAACTGTGCTGTGTTGGCATCGCTCGCGGCGACGACCCTGTAATCACTCTGACTGGCAGCGAAAAACAAATGCTAGAAAGTATTAATGTACTTTTAAAAGAATACCCAAGCGTAACTTTTGTAGCTCATAACAAAAAGTTTGATTTACCTTTCTTGTTTAAGCGCTTTGTTATTAATGGCGTTGAGCCGCAATTTAGCTTTGATGCTTACGCTAAAAAACACATTTGCACAATGGAGTTGTGGGAAGGTTTTGGCGGTCGTATATCACTAGATAATCTAGCAAAGCAACTTGGGTTAGGTGGCAAGTATGAAGGCATGGACGGCTCTCAGGTTTGGCCTGAGTTCAAGGTTGGAAACATAGATAAAATTGCAGAGTATTGCGCTGATGATGTGCGTTTACTTCGTGAAATTTACAACAAAATTAACTTTATTAAATAGGAAAACAAAATGGCCCACACAGTAGTAGGTAAATTAAATAAAAACGCTTCAATCTTTCAGGCTGGCGAATCTACAGGCTTCGGAATTCGTCTTGGTGTTAAGTATTACGATCGCGAAACGCAACAGAATGAGTGGACTAACTACGAAGCCGCTATTTTTGCAAAGCAACCTAATCAAATTCAGTTCTATCAAAACGCATTAGTTGAAGGTAGCGTGATTGAAGTTTCTGGAGATGCGTTAAAGGTTAAATCTTTTGATGGCCAGAATGGTCAGCAGTTAAGCATTGAGATTTTAAATGCAAAGCTGGGGTATGTTCACACTGGTCAGCAAGCACCTCAACAGCAGGCTCAACAGTATCAGCAAGCTCAATACCAGCAACCGCAACAGCAGCAAGGCGGATTTGCACCGCAGCAGCAGCAATACCAAGGGCAGCAGCAGGGAGGTTTTGCACCGCAGCAAAATAACAACCCGCCATTTTAAATTTGACTAAACCAGAGTAGTGAAATAATATTCAAAAAGGCATTGTCTCCCCAACTCTGCTATTTTACTACTCCATTACTTGCTAGCCCTCTTATGAGGGCTTTTTTATTTCTGTTATATCCATATAACTAAATGTTATTTCAAAAACTCATTTATCTTAGTTAGTATCAAACTATCAACTAATGGAGATAAATAATGAAACTTACACCTTTACTTTTAAGTCAAATTATTGACGAAAACGACATCGAAAACTTTCACGCTAACATTAGTGATGAAATGGTAATCCAAGTTAAGGCCGCTTACTCAATAGCAAACCAGAAACCAGCTAAAGACTCATTAGTGATTAAGTGGCTTACTGATAAAGCTGAGTATTTTCAATTCTCATACAATCAATTTTTAGTTCGCTATGAAAATGAAGATAACAGCTACTATGATTGGTCTGAAACTGACGAGATACTTGGAATGGCCTGGCATTATGCAATTGATCTAAAGTCAACGTCAGCAGGTTGGCACGCTCAAAGAGCTAACAAGTATTTCACGCATATGAAAGCGTCAGTTGCCATCCTAGGCGTTATTAGTCAGTTAGATGAAGGTTATCATGCTTACGCCTCGTAACAAGCTTACGGATGAGCAAAAGCGGGTTCTAGACCAGAATCCGCACCTGCAAAGCGGCAAGTTAGCAAAACTTCTTGGTTTAAGCGTGAATACCGTTACAAGCTACAGGCGTAGAAATGGCGGAGTCAAATGGTCTTATAGCGGCGTAGGCATTCCGTTTTTTCATTTTGATAAATGGCAACACTCATCAAAGTGGCGAGTGAGATATAAAATGAAGCTCTTATTCACTGGCTCTTTTGATAATGCAATAAAGTTTCAAGGTCAGCTTATTTGGATGCTTGAAAATGGTTTAGATCCATTTGAAGAAAAGCGAATTAGAAAGCCAGTTAAAACAATACTAGACCCTTTTGCAGGATTGCAATTTGGTGGTAAGTAATGAGTGATAGAAATAAAAACATCGAGCTTGCTTTAAAGCTTAATATTGAAAGTGGCAAGTCGATAAAAGAAATATCTGAAATAACAGGTTGCAGCATTTACAAAATTAAAGCTGAAAGAAAAAGGTTTGGCTTAACTGGCCCTTATAGGCAGATAAAGGCTAATGAGCTAAAAGTTTTAATGTCTGATATGCCAATCAAAGAGATTGCAAAAAGTCTAAATATGACAGGCGAGCAAGCATCTCAATATAGGTATAGATACAAAAAGAAAATGAGGATTGAATCTTAGTGAATTACTTAAATGACCAGGCAGACTTAATTGATAGCCTAGTGTTAAAAATGCACGCACCGCTTAATTGCGGCGAGATGCACGTATTACGAAAAAATACACTAGACTTTACTAAGCGCGCAAGATATGAACACTCTAAACGATGCGAGTTATTGCGCAAGATTAGAACCGCGCAAAATACAAATAACGAGGCGCTAGAGCTTGAGCTTTTGCGCCAACTAGCCAAGATGGAGAATGATAATGCTAACACTTGAAGAAAAAGCATCGCGTCATAGACTGATTAAATCAATAGTGAATAGGCGCAACAAAGAAAAAGCCGCTAAAAACTTAGAGCGACGCAGAAATGCAGAAGATATGCTTTATTTAAAATCTAAAGGAGTGGAGTGATGAATGCACAGCAATTACACGATTTCATAATCAAACCAACACTTGAATATATGGGTAAGTCTTACAACTCAGAAGAAGCTAGATTTTTACTGCTTTGCACCGCTGCAATTGAATCTGATTGCGGTCACTTTATAAAGCAAGTTAACGGGCCAGCTCTTGGCATTTGGCAAATGGAGCCAAAGACTCACAATGACATTTGGGCCAATTGCGATGCCCTTAAAAATGAATTTGGTCAAATCATTAGAAATTTAGCCCCAATTTACTCAAATTCAACAGATAATGATTTGATTGACTCACCTAAATACGCTTGCGCAATAGCTAGGCTTAAATACTCAATGGATCCTCATGCACTGCCAAAATACAATGGTGGCACCGCATTAGATCTTGATATGTTTTATCGGTATTACAAGCGCGTTTACAATACGCATTTAGGCGCGAGCACCTTTCAAAAGTGGCTAGCTAAAATAGAAGAGCATGGAATTTTAAAGGTTAAGTTATGACAGCTCACATAGACACCCAAGAGCAAGAAACAGAGCAATGCGAATGTAACCCGCATGACCCTCATGCTCTAATTAAAGAAAACATCAAGTTAAGAAAGAAGGTAATTGAGCGTAATTTTTACTGCTTTGTTATGTTCTTTTTATTATTAATCGCAGTTATGGCGAGGTTAACGCAATGAGTCCACTATTAATACAGCTTGCAGTATCAGCAGCGAGCAAGTACATACCAAAGATAATCGAGTCGAAGATTGAATCACCAAAAGCCAAGGCGATTGCAAGCACAATCTTTGAAGCTGCAAAAGAATTCACGGGTGAGTCGGATCCGCAAAAAGCACTTAGCAAAGTGCAAGATTCGCCTGAGTTTTTTAAACTGCATGAACAATCAATACTGAAAGAGCTTGAGTTGCATCTTGAAGATATTCAGCACGCACGCGAGCATAACAATGATGAGGTAACTAAAAACCTTAGCTATGTTGTTATGTATTTAAACCCGCTGTTAATCGGTGTGGGCGTTTACGCTTTTATCTATGTAATGCAATTAGATTTAAGTAAAGACGTATCAATGGCGCTGAGTGCGTTAATTGGCGGTATTGTTAACCAGTTGATGCAAGAGCGTCAGCAGGTAATGAATTACCGCTTTGGCTCTACAATCGGAAGTAAGTTAAAGGATTGGATTAAAAAAGAAACCCGCTAATTAAAGCGGGCTTATAACATAGCTAAATACTTGTTATAGGATTTTGATAGTACCAAGTCCCAGGATTGCCATCTTGTACGCAAACATACTCCGAATGTGTTGATGATGCGCTTAATGTAGAGATTGGGTGTATGTCGCCAACAGTATAGTCGCCAGACGTCGGTGCTGATGCTCTAGCACCGAAGCGTCTTTGATTCGGACTAATTCTGACAAACAACGAATCTCTGTAAACGCTAACAGTTGAGATGGTTGCAACATCCTGTAACGAGCCTTGAAGCTCAAGAAAGCCAATCCTATTCGTTGGAGCCGTGAAAACACCAAGCAAGGTTGACACCCCATCTCCTTTAATATTTCCAAGCTTGATGAACTCATCTTTTGACGTGCTTCTGTCTAGTCTAATCACTTGACCGCTTATCGTGGTGTTAGTATCAGAGTAGTCCAAATCTCTTAGGTCGGCTTTATCCCCGCCACCAATTAAACCTATTAGCTCGGCCAGACCTGTAACGCAATCTTTAAACTTCAACCTGTCTACAGTTAGGTTTCTAGCGTGAATTCGATTGTTCGCCTCTACATCCTTTAGTACGGTATCTGCTGTAGATAATAAACCATATCCGCTTGAATAGGTTCTATCCACTTTTAATTCAGTGTTTTCGATTATGATCTTTCCAGTGTTTAGTATCTTGTTTCCTGATCCTGCCGTTCTGGATCTTGAGTTTAACAACTTGCAAACACCGACGTTTATAGTGCTTGCAGGTTCACCAGAATCAATTAGTAAATCATTCATAGCGTCAACTGGTGTTGATATACCGTCAATGCTTGAGTTGTAGTTGTCTATTACTATTGTATCTATAAATCCTGTACCGTTTACGACTAAACCTTTTACCGCGTAATCCTCGCTAGTGTGATTTAGCAGGCTAAAGCTTTTAAAAGTACCACCAACAAATAATCTCACACCGGCATAAAGAGAGTTGATTGATTTAGTTTTTTCTAGCGTGCAGTTATCGGCCCTTACATCTATAGAGTAATAGTAACCATCCACTACAATATTATCTAGTTTACAGTTATCACTATTTATTTTTACTCCGTCATTATTGCTATTTGTTGCTGACGGGTTTGACTCTATAATTCCATTTTTCAGCAAAACGTTTGAACCGTCTATAATTAAGGCGTCACCACTATACTCAACTTGCTTTAAGGTTGCGCCATTTAGATTTACTATTGCATCATCCGTCACTGCAAGGGTTGAGTAGCCGTAAACCCCTTTTTTAAATTCAATTGACTTACTGTAATTAAAGGCGTTTTGTAACTGTGTTGTGCTATCGACTGGGTATTCTAAAGCGCCAAACTTGAGAGGATTTACTGTTTCCCCTTTCAGGTTAGCTTCAACCCAAACACCATTAACAGGGTCGTTAACTATAACAAAGATAGATCCACCATCGTCAGTTAAACCGGTAGAATCTCCAGTTCTAACTATACCCTCGTTTCCTCCGCCATCATTATCAACATAGTAACCACTCCACTCCACTCTTGATCCACCTTGAATGCTCGAAAAGTCATAGGCTCGCATGTCTGAAACCGTTTCAAACGGTGTTAAATTTTTATTTATGTAGTCTTGCACGTTAGTTCCTTGCGAGTCACTAACATTTGAAGCCTGATTAAATGTTACTTGCGTATAAGTTGGAAAGCTTGGCGTTGTCGCAGCGGGTACAGTAAAAGGTAAGGCGTTGACATCAGTATAAATCCATGCGTTTCCACTAACATCCAAACCTACATCATTAGGCAATTCATAAGTAAAGCCAGCTGCAAAAGTACCTCGCACCCTAAACCCGCGAGAAGTAGATAAATCTAAAATAATTTGATTTACAGCCTCATCAATTCGATTGTTGAAGTAATCAGGGCCTACAACTGTAATCGGTGTAACTTGGCTTTGATATTCTGCATTGTAATCGCCAGCATCAACAAAGAAAGTAAACTGACCTTTTGAGTTTGTTACGTTAGATAGTCCATCTTGAGAAATTTGCGATGTACCTGCTAAATCGCGATAAATACTCGCCAGCGTACCGTTGGTTTTTTTAATGTAAACGGGTTGATTGTTTACATAGTTTTTACCATTATTACCCGCATCAGTTAGCGCGCCTATAGTTATAGTAAATGATTGTAATGCCATGTTTTAGTCTCTCTTTCCGCGAATTGTTGCGTCATTGTCACCGATAATTGTAACACTATTTCCGTTGCTGCGTATTGCGTAACCTGCTTGACCCGCTTCGCCGCTTTGTAAGTTTGAATCAGAGTCTTCACCCCATGCGCCAGCACTTAGACCAGCCAAGGAGCCAGGACCTGAGCGCGAACCGTCAACACCATCTATGCCCGCATCTTCGTCTAGCTCACCCTCAACTATTGCAGAGCCGCCATTGCCGCCATTGCCGCCGATATAGCCCTGCCCGCCACTGCCGCCATTGCCGCCACTTAAGAAAAATGGATTGACAGAGCTATCAGCTATTGAATCGGTTGATGGTGCGCCGCCGCCGCCTGCGTAAATAACGCCCTGCGTAGCATCTATTGTGGTCGGCACTGTAATGTTTATTGCGTCACCACCATTCAGGCCATTTAATCCACTCGCAACAACCCTTTGCGGATTGTCGTTAGGGTTTGGCGCTCTAGCAATTGGCCCTGCTGCGCCATCACCACCAGCCCCTAGAATTTGCCCGCGATGAATTACCCTAAGTGTTACACCAGCGTTTTGAGCGCCAGTATCAAAAGCAAAGCCGCTCGATGATGTTGCACCAATGGTTACATTTGAAGCGATAAAAACAGTGTGCTCACCAGCGTCAGTGGGCGCAAATTCATCACTTAATACATAGTTTTCTTTATTCTCATTGATAACAAAATCAAAGTCCTGCTCATTTATAACGTCTTGATACGTAACAGCTTTAACTTGCACCTGCTTGTTTTTCATATCATCTTTAATACTAAGAATTTGCAGGTTTTGCGACATTGGCTGGCCGTCATCATCTATAGATAGCTCAGTCTTAACGTTTATTATCTCACCCTCTTCAACTTTGCCGCCTGATACATTGCCGTAACTTTCATAGTCTAGTGTCATTGTGTATTCTTGCGGTGGCTTGGTGTTTACGTTTGCAATACGCGACACACCGCCAACAGCAATGCTTACGTCAGTGTCGCTAGAGGTTAAGAATTTAGAGTAAAACGTTTTATCTTCCTGAGGCTCAAGTGTGCCGCTTGATTCTGCTTGCAAATTGATTGATTGGAACAATATTGAACTGTTTTCATCATTAACCTTCTTGCTTGCGTCAAATGGCGCAAAACCGATTGAAGCGCGAGTAATTTGATCTTGATACTTATTATCAATGCGAACGCTATCACGCTTAATGTCGGTGTCTGTAATCGTTATAGGTTGTTGTTCAAAGTCTCCAACCGCTTTAATCCTTATCTTTTTAGCAAGCTCATCAAAGTATAAGCTAATGTTATTTTCAGCCCATGATCTAATGATCGAGTTTATAAATGACTTAATGCTTTCAGGTTTTGGTACGTAAACAGTGCCGCTGTTATTTGGTACAGTAGCAGTAACAGCAGTGTAATCATCATAAAAACGACTTTCTATCATTGTGCGAGCTTGCAGAATATTAACAATTTCAGTTATTGGATTGAAATCAGTTAAGACTAAGCATTTTTGAACGGACGCGTTTATTTTGTGGTCTTTTTGAGTGCTACCACCAACACCACGGTTTACGATATCTAAAACACCTGTGGCGCTATCATTTACAGTGTAATCAATTAGCTCGCTATCGATTAAAACCGTACCGCTTTCTGTGTCTGCGCCATACTCGCCAACAGCAAAGTTTTTAAGCGTGATTTGAGTTGATGTATTATCAATATCGGCTAACAATACGCCTGCACCAACATCGTGAGTTTTCGCTTTTGCTTCCTCGGTAAAGATAAGTGGATCAACACCGCGAATAGTTACAACATCATCATTGCTGATATTAAAGTCATCAATTATATACTCTCTTGATATGCATTCGCTTGGGTCGAATGTATTACCAAAAGTAAAACCTGAGTGCACTATCATTTTGCGGTTGCGTAGATACCCACCGGTGCGAGCGTGTAATTTGCGCAAGTAAGTTGAGCGGCTATTTCTAACGCTTGGGTATGGCACAGAATAAACATCATCATCAGTATTATCGCTAATAGTTACTGTTACACTCGCGTTTTTAGCAATCTCCTTACCTGGCTTTAAAATTGTCGGGCTATGACTAATTGAGCGCAACCCGTTGTAATAAATCTCACCAGCTACTAACTGAGTATCGGTTATCAAAAACTCTCTAGTTACATTGGCGTCAAAACTGTCATCAGTTGAGCAACCCTTACCGTCTGGTCTCTTAGGGTAGCCACGACACGAGCCGTCAGCCTCGCCGCCATGCAAAACCCTTATCACCTGTCCGCTTACCATCGCCTCCGCTGTAGTACCTAGTTGCGCTCTAGCTGTAATGTTTACAGTTGTAGCGTTAACCACTGAGCATTTAGCTAGCTCTTTGCCTATTTTTAGGTATTCGTTAGATTGCGCCGTGAATATGGTTAAATCGCCACCTGATACAGTTATATTGCCTGTATAGCTATCTGAGTAATCACCGCCAGAGATAACTTGGCCAGCAGCAAGCGCTTCTGGCGTTGAGTATCTGCAAGCGTTTGGATATATAGCAACAGCTTGAATTACCTTTGTTCCGTGTAGGCTCTTATTGTTATCAAATGACATTAGTTATACCCCACCATTTCAAAACTGAATGTTGCGGTGTTTGGGCTTGTGTAGTTTGGTGCTCTCAAGTTGTTAGGGTTTGCGTGCTGCCCGAAAATGTTTTGATTTGCCTCGCTGTCCCACTTCATAAAAAACGGCTTCCCATCTTTTACATGGTGCATATAGTCAATGTAGCTCACATTAATGTCATCAAATGCAATAAAGTCAAAATCACCGCTTTGAGCGTAACCAATTTGCTTGCGTCTTGAGATTATGAATTGACCTGTGTTTGATTGAAAATTAACAACTTCATCAATATTGTTAGAGTTTGCAGGAGTAAAGCCAACGTTAGGCATTCTATCAAACTCCCAAGACTTACCCATGTAGATAGTGCCTATATACAATTTAGATTCAAAGTTAAGCGTTAGGCGCTGTTTTCGACTTGATACAGTGCCAAACTTCTCGCATATAGTGCGCAAGTCACCAATGGGCGTAAACGTTGCCACCACCTCCCAGACACCATTTATTTGCACTTCAAGCGAGCCAACTAAATTAGCCGTTCTCCCGTTATGAATAGCAATACCAATGTAATCAATATCAATGTTAGCAGTCTGGGTAAACTCAATAACGACTGAGCCGCTATTGATGGATGGGCTATATTGCGTATTGTCTCGATAGTCTAAGCAGTTAGAGAAAGGATAGTTTAAGTCCTCTTGCTGGCCGCTTACTGTTGAGGTTAGGATTGAGTTTCTAAAGCCTATAATGCTTTTGCAAATGCCGCCAGTACCATCAATGCCACCGCCTGAACCATCCTCGCTGCCAAGTACAAAAACATTATTACTCATCGGCACTAACTCAGCGCCCTGTACTGAGTCAGTAACTATCAAGTTGTTAAATAAGTTATCAGCCATTTATTAATCCTGTGCGTTGCGCTTGAGTCTGCCCGCTGTTACTAGCTAGTATAACATCATCATCGTTTTGCAGTAATTCTGTTAACTGTTGCTTAGTTAAATAGCCACCACTTTCAAAGCCTCGCAAGTCAATAACCCTTCTTTGTGATTGGCTTTCGCTCGCCTGTGCTGAGCTTCTAGAGAATGCTGCGCTTGTTGATGGCGCGCTAATGCTTGGCGTTGTTGTGCTGCCTGAGCTTGTGCCTTTTATGGTGCTAACCAGTGCAGCACCTTGGGCCGCTACCTGCGCCGCGAATCCTAAGTTAGCTGGGTATGGGTTGTTTAAGGCTTTAGCCACACCGGCAGTTATATTGATTATAGACTCTGCTATAGCAAATTTCTTTTGTGTCTTTTCTGACTGGCTACCAAAGGCGCTAATTAATGATAGCGCTGAATTAGCAAAGCCTGAGTATGCTGTTATGCGAGCGCTTAAGGTTGCTTGATCTAATTGCTGCCTTCTTGCGTTACCCTCTTCTGTTATTTGCGTCAAGGTATTTTCAAACTCTTGCGCCGCCAAAACTGCCTGCTCTCTTAGTAGCGCGTCAGCTTCGATTTTTTGTTGATCGGTCAGTGATTTGTTTTCAGCAATAGATAGCTGCCTATCTGATATTGCTTGCAAGCGCTGCACAAAAGCCTCTTGTTCGGTTTGCTTTTGCAATTCTATATCCATTAGCAATTGAGCTTGTGCGCGTTCAAAATCAGACTTTTGCAGGTCGTTAGCGTCCTGGTAGTACTTTTGGTAAATACCTTGCCTAGCCAGTAATGAGTTTTGTATTAACTGGTTTTCTCTTGTTAACTGTTCGGTTAAGTTGCTATTCTGTTGCGGTGTTGAGCCACCACTGGCGGTCGCTGCTTCGCTTTGGTTTGTCGCATCAGTGAAGTTTATTTTATCTATTCCAGCACCAAATGCCGCTTGCTGCTTTTGTGAGACTTTATCAAGCTCGATATTTAATCGCTCAACTTCCGCTGTGTATTGTCTAACACCCTCGCGTTTAACTGGACTTTCCGCGAACCCCTTAAATTGATTAAGCCTTTTATTTGCCGCCACCAGTTCAGCTTGAAGCTCTTTAAATTGATTGTTTAGCTTGGCAATCTCAATGCGCCTTTGCGCTTCGTTTAGATCTAAATATTTAGTTTTAAGGTTTTCAACCTCCTGCGCGAGCCTTTTACTTCTTTCCTCTGCGCTTTCAGCTTGCGATATAAAGTAAACTATTGCAGCAGCAGCCAAGAACGCAGCACCAGCAGGCCCGCCAATTAAAGCAAATGCAGCAGAAGTGCCGCGAGCCGCTAGAGCTTGAGCATTCATCAAAGCTGTGCTTCTAGCCACTACTTGCCCTAGCGCGTTTGTCTGAACTGTTGCTGTTAGCGCACCTCTAGCGTAAGCAATTATTGCGGCCGTTGATGAAGCTATAGCGCCCGCAAGTCTAGCGCCAAATAAAACACCCAAAGCGATTACCGCGTCGGTTATTAAGTCAACATTTTGCGCAATCGTTTGAAGTGACTCGCCAAGAAACTTAGTTGCACCCACTGATTCGTCAATTTCACCGACATAAACAGTTAAAGCGTTGCTGACGTTAGTTAATCCGTCAGAGAATGTTTTTGTAAAAGTAAGCGCTGATTCATCCATATTTTCAATTGCGTTTACAACCCTGTCAGCGGTTATTTTACCCTCAGAGCCTAGCGTTTTAAGCTCGCCAGTTGTTACATTGAACTCTTTAGCTAAAGCTTTTGTAATTGGTATTGAAGCCTCTAGGATTGATCTTAATTCATCGCCCTGCAAAGCGCCTGAGCCTAAACCTTGCGCAAGCTGAATCATTACCGAGCTTGTTTCATCAGCAGTTGCGCCGCCAGCCTTTAGTGCCAGTGTTAGCTTGTTGGTTAAATCAAGTAATCGCTCTTGAGATAAATCAAGCTCGCTTGTAGCTTGAGCGAGTCTAGAGTATGCAGTTGCAACACCTTCAATGCCAACAGAAGCACGTTGAGCAATTTCAATCACACCTCTCTGAGCAATATTAAACTCATCAGCGGTTTTAGTTGCCTGTCTTAGCCTGTTATTAACAGTCGTCCATGAATCCGCATAAGCTAACACCTGATTAGTGGCTAAAGCCGTAATAACGGCACTTGCAACGCTTGACAGTTTATTTAGTGAGCCGCCAGCCCTGTCAGCACTTGCGCCAACGGACTGAACAGCCTTATTAGTCTTTCCAGCTTCCGCCCTTGCACCGCTACCGTCTAAGCGTATTCGGATAATTCTTTCATCAGCCATGTTTTTTGGCCTCCTGTTTCTGCTTTTCGTAAAACGCTTTTAAATGCGCTTCGTCAATTTCAAAGATAATCTTTTCAAAGTAATCATGTTCGAACCCATGAGAGCCATTATTTTTTATGTAGTCAATTATTTGACTCTGCTTTATGTGTTGCGGGCTTGCCATTTGGCCCACCCGCTCGCGCTCTCTGTCTAATCTATAAAAAGCGCCTAGTAATTCCTGCATCTTTTCTGTGAGATTCGGCTTTTGCTTTTGCAGTTGCTCAAGCATTTTCTTTAAGTGCGGCGATAAATGTTTAATAGGTGTTCGCATCAAAGTGTCTAAAGTCGCTTGATTGCCGCTTGAATCCCACGCTAGCGCTTTTTTAGCTCTTCTATAGCCTCTACTGCTTCATCTGCTAAATACGCGTAAGCATCGCTTGCACCGTTGATTAAAGTCGGCACTAAAAAGTTTCTATGTGACTCATCAAGGAATATTTTGCGGCAAGTTTCACGAGTGAACTTTAATTCTTTCCCGCTTTCATCTTCTAAATATCCCCAGCCTGTTACGCCATAGTTACCCAACCAATGAGCAAATAATAAGTTGTGGTCAACGTGTCGAGGTGGATTAAATCCGTAAACCGCTTTGCGTACTTCTTCCATTTGAATTTGCTGTTGATGTGTGCCGACTCGCAACACATTGAAAAATAAATCTGCGTTATCAGGGAATGGATAAATCGGGGCGCCATTTTTTAATTTATTAGCGCACTCTTTAAAGCATGATATTGATGCACTTACTTGCTCGTTTAATTCTTGCTTACGTTTACGAAAAAACATATTTCTACTCTTATTAATATCAATGCTTACATTCTAGCAAAATAAAAAGTTATATGCTTATAGCTAAATGTTATTTAGATTTGTTGGTGTCAGGTGATATGTTTAAGGTGTTTTCAAATGGAGAGTGCAAATGATCGGATTTATTTTATCTTGCTTATGGGTTATAGGCGCAAGCTTGGCTAATCATTATCTATACAATAATGCCGTTTTGGGTTTTATGTTTTGGCCCGCGATGATGGTTAATAGTGTGGTTTGTGGTGGCTTGTATTTGGGTTTTAACGGTTTGAAGGTGTTTGAGTGTGAATGTTAAAAAATCAACATTGATTAAATTTTTCCCGTTAATTTTTTTGTATGTTTCAGCAGTTATCACTTTTGTGTTTATGGCTTTTGATAGTGAGGGTGATTTATGTAGATCATTTATTACTGGCATTTTGGGTATCTATGTTTTCATGCCGTTGCTTTGCGGGGTTTTAGCTGGTTTTGTTTTATGGGCTAGAAAGATTGAGGAGAAAGAAAATGAATCTTGAGCAAATAGCACAACAAGCAATGGATTACTTGGATGGTGTAGGCGTTGCTGCGGATTATAAGCTAACACACATTCTGCTAACCGTGATTACTGATGATGGGGTGTTCAACGCAAAGATGGGTGATTGCAATTGCAAAATGATAAATCAGATTGTGAGAGCTTACCCAAAAAACAGCCCCAATTAAGGGGCTTTATATTTTAGAAGCTTGAGAAAACTCGAATTGTTGTGCCTGTTGTCGTGTTTTCTTCTGCGCTAATGTTTAGTGTTGAGTTAGAGAATCCTGTTTCCATAGATTGCTCATGCTCAGATAAATAGGCTCGCTCAACTTGAACAACCATAGATTTACCATCGGCCCAAACAATCTCGAATGCTAAGTTAACGCGCGAGCCTGCAAGATATAACTCTTCCCAATAAGTAGAATCAGAAATGAAGTTTTTAGCCACAAATGAGCCTGTAACTGCAAATTGACGACCACCTAAACTATTACGCTTACAACCAGCAGCGGCACTTGATTGATAGCCGTTAGCGATTTCTAAGCTTGCAGATTTAAGTGAACATTCAGCAGGAGCGCCACCAAGCCAAAACTTTTTAAATTGATTCTCCACGCCTGCCGCTTCGCTTGTATCGTCAGCCGCATCGGTTTGACCAGTGATTGCTAGTCGGCTATCACTTGCAGTTTCCCACAAAATATTAGTCGTAGCGGTCATTAAGTCAGACTCAGGCACTTCAAGCGTTAACGAGTCGATTAAACCGTCAACAAAGTTAAAGTATGTAGTTTCACCGGCAGCAGATTTATCTAACTGTCTACGCTGCCCTAGGAAGTAAGTCGGGCTTAAACCGTTTGCGTACTTCTTGCTTGCAACTGTAATGCTCGCGCCAACTGCCTCAGTTGCTGCTGGCGCCGGGTTTAATGTAACGGCATCACCGACAACATTAGAAACGTAGTAAGTGATATTGTTTTCGTCATCAGTTGCGCCACTGATAAATGCAAAGTCACCAATTGAAAGTAAAGCGTCTGCACCTGGGTATGTCACACCAGTAGCGGTGATTTCAACATCAGTACCGGTGTAAGAATTATCATCAAGCTCAGAATGAATTGCAGCAACAAGTAAATCCTTTGTTTGCTGAAACACTTCCGTAGATAACTCTGCCGCCTGCTCAGAGTTGGTTTGAATATTCTGTTTGCCGTTTTGTGAATTGCTGAGTGTATTTGAAGTTGTTGAGCTGATTGATTGCTTGGGTGCGCCACCAACTCGTTTAACTTTAAAAAACTCGGGATTAGCATCAACTGTGCCTTTAACTGTTTGAGCTGATAAGTAGACGCTAATATCTTCGCCGACCAACTCTCTATCTGTTACTGTAGTAGCCATTATAATATTTCCTCAAAGTAGCCGTTGACACTAACGTCAACCCTGTAAAATTTTGAATCTGTTAATTTACCAACAACGTCAATAGTCGCTGTCTGCGTTTTGTATTCGTCAAACTCAAGCTTTTCAAAAAGCGCCTGAATCTCTGATACAGTTGTCATTATATCAGCTCTTTGTGCCCTATTTGAATTTGGTACGTTGACTGATATTGTGTGGATAAAGTATTGCCTAATACACCGTTTAACGTCTGGCGCTGTTTGCTGCCTTAAACCCAAAGAGGTTGACTGCACTAAATGCCTTTCGGTCTTTGTTGCTTCTGGGCCTCTATCTAAATTTACAGTATCAGAAGCAGTGTAACCAGTTGGTAGATTCTGCACCAATCTAAGCTGGAAAGCTCTTGTTAGATTATTTAAATAACTCATTTATTAACCGCCGCTTGTATTGTTAAGCTTAGCGCCTTTGGTGGCGTTTGTTTAGAGTAACCAGTTTCCATGATTCTATAAGCATAAGGTAAATTATTTTGCACATAGATAGTTGGGTACTTAATCGGTTTTGCTGTTGCTATAACGCTGAATGCTGCATTTATTGTCGAGCTACCTGTTAAGTCCTCACCATCTACCTCCGAGCTGTCAGGAGCGCCAACGCTAGCAATAAAATTGGCTCTCAACATACCTTTATCAACTGCCGCTTTTCTAACAAGCTCTTGCTCAATATATAAAGCAGTCTCGCGAGTCTCTTTGTTAACTGCATCGGCTAAAAAGTCCGATACATCAGCGCTTGACTCGTTGCGCCCAGCCATTAAATAACCACTCGCACAAAATAAGCAGCATCAGCCGCATCGCTCATTACTTGCACTATTTCCCTGTCTGCGCCGTCATAGTTGCAATAATAACTTGCGTCAAAGTCATCAGGTACAGGTGAAGAATCAAGGATAACTAAATAAATATCGCTCGCTGTAACTTCACCGAAAATATTTTCAGCGGTTTTAATGTCGATAGGTATAGCGCCAACCGTTTCGCTAAACTTTGTTTCGGTGTCGGTAATTGGATCGTAACCGATGTCTTTTTTAATCGTGAAGTCCACTTGAAAGTCAGCGAACTCATTAAAAAGCTCAACAGCTAAAGATTGAAATTCACTTTTAAACGTAGCCATTAGCTATAACCTTTAGCGACCATAAACGCACCTGATTGATTTACTAAGTACGGTCTCAATAAAGCTGTGATTCTGCTTGTGTCATAAGTAACCGTAGGAATTGAACCATCTTTATATTCGGTTTCCTTTTCTAGCGTTGCTAGCTTTTTGCGCTCTTTGATTACCTTGCCGTTAGCGTTCACTGCTTGATCAACAAATAGATAGCCAGTCAAAGCTTGCCATGCAGCCTGAAACGCACCTTTTGAGATATCCGCAATAGATACCAATGTAGTCGGCAAGTCCATTGCTTGAGACTCATCGACCTTGCTACCTCTAAAGGTGTAAGTTGGATCAATATAAAAAAGTGAACTCTCAATTAATGCCGCTTCAATCTGCGCATCTGTATAACTTGAATAATCACGCGCCAAAGCATCAGCTTGCGCTTTAAACTCCGCAAGTGTTAAGTAAGAATCTATACCAACTGTGACAGCCATTATTTAAACCTATAATGTTTTTATTGCTTTTGATTATAGCTTATAGCTAAAGGTTATTAAACATTCAAATGATTATGAGCTATATTCGAGTTAGTTAAACAAATGGAGATAGTTATGAAAATTAAAATATTTTTACAGTCTTTAGCATTAACTGCTTCTTGTCTTTGGATGATTAGTGAAGCGTTTGAGCTTTTAGAGTTTCACGGTACGTTTCCGCTGTTAACTGCATTGATGGCGATTACAGTTATATTCCTGTGCGGCGTCGCTGTTATTGATAGCCAAATAGACCATCAAGCGAATGAAGAAAGCCCCGATTAATGGGGCTTTATTGTTATCTTTCCTCTACTAGATAATATCCATCAGCTTCAAAAGTAACACCGTTAGTTGCTGTGTTATTTGTAACTTGCAACTTTATATAGTCGTTTTGGTCTAGAGTTGTATTTATGTTTACATCGAAAAAAGCTACATCCCTTGCGCCCGTGAAATTATTAACTGGTCTAACTTGATCTAAAACAGTCACAAATACCGAGGCTGAGTTATCCCACTTCGAAACCCTCAAGGTTAGCACGTTGTTTGCTGTTGATGATGCAGACATTGAAGCTACAACTTTGTACTCTCTTGGATTTATGCCTATATGCCTTAACTGCCCTCCCGCTGGGTTATCAAAGTGCTGCAAGTCGGTAACATTCCATGCCACAGCATTAACATCCTCAAAAGTTCCAACTGCATTAATTGTTGTTGCAGCCTCTGCCGCAATACCAATTGCACCACCTTCAAATGTGTTAGGCATCCCGATATTGTTAGACCATGAACAGGCTATATTGCCTGCGCTTATGTTTGGCGTGTAATTTGTATCGGTTGCATCTTGATTTCCCTGTCTTGTTACTATCGCGCCATCCACTTGTACTGTTGATGGGTTTGGAAAGTTAGCGGGAGCAAAGTCAAAGAATGAAGCGCTAGCTGGTAAGTCTAAATTCATGTTAGTTCTAAATCGTGAGGCCATGCTAAAGCCAGCCCCTGCCTTGAATAGTGAGTAAGCGCCATCGGCAAGACTTCTAACTATTGAAGCGTCGATAAAATACCCGCCAACCCAAGTGCCAGATAGTGTCAGTTCTGGTTTTCCGCCAAACCTACCCGTTCCACTTTCAAAGCCTTGTCTGTACCCGTTTATTTCACCAAGAGATTCGCAGTTGTTATAGTTAATCCTGCTAAACTCAAAAGCGTCAAAACCAGTAGCGCTAGTTAAGTCATATACTTTTGATGTTGCTCCTGTGACCTCTATCGCGTAATCCTTACCAATCACATTACCGCTACCACCAACGGGCGAGGTGAACATTGTATAGCCTGTTGCGCTAGATATTAGTTTGGATGTGTCAAAGTTATAGCCAGATAAGTACAGACCACTCGCTGGCACTTCAATCGACTGAGACCCCATATCAACGACACCATCAATAAAATACTCTTTGGTGCTATCTAGAGTCCCTGCAAGGTCTGACGCTTGCTTTACAACAACCCTACCATCATAAGCGCCGCTAATATTCTGTGTTGCTGTCAATATATCTGCTAATAGCTCGTTTCTAGTTTCATCAACCATATCAACCCCCTAAAGCTGTAAGCCAATCTTTTAATAGTTCATTTCTGTTGCTTGGGTCGGTAACAGTGCCACCAGCCGCAACTACAATTTGTTCAAGTAAATCATTTCTCATAATTTCCTCACATAAAAAAGCCCCACTCAAAGGTGAGGCTATTAAAAGCGTTATCTAAAGTTTAAGCCTTACTTAGCTTTTTCTTTTTCGATAACTTTATCACCCGTTTCTAGTTTTTCTGGTTTAAAACGTAAGTCTAAAACCTTGTCAAACTTCTTAAGTAAAGCTTTCTTTTCATCTATGCTTAATGGGTGTTCAACGTATGCAATAGCCATAACTTACCCCTTACGCGTCCGCTGAGCCAATAGCAAGAGTACCAGCCAAATGCTTATCTTCTGCCACAGCTTTATCCCAGTTAGTACCAGTAAATAACTCTGCATCAGTTGGTGAAGCGCCGCCGTTTTGAACATCCCAGCTAAAGCCTTTAAGTTTAAGGCCAAATGTGTAATCAGCCTGCCAAGTTGTTTCAATGCGCTGCTTGCCGTTTGTTGTTTCAAGGTTAGAGATAATATCCGATGTATTATCAACAACGATACCACGGTTAGTAAGTGATAGAACCTTATCTTTGTTTGGCGTACCAGCTTCATAAAGAGCTGGAATGTCAGAAACAACAACAAGCTTACCTAAAATATCAATTACTTGAACATTTGTAGATTCAAACAAGCGATTAGAGTTGTTGATTGCTTCACCTACTAGGCGATGATAAACAGAGCCAGACATTACATCAGTAATAAGCATTGAAGAGCTATCGCCAAACTTGGCGTGAGAGCCGTTTAGTGCGATTTGACTAATACCGCCAGCACCAGAAACATCATTTACTAATGCTGCTTGGTTTTCGATTGCCGCAACCGCTGCACCCACTGCCGTGTTTAACTGGTCTGCAATTAGAGCATCAGCAAAACCTTCTGAGATAGCCATGATAGCCGCGCCTGGATCTCGCTGTAACCATGAAAGCTGTGAAGGTTCAAACAATACAGGGCCAAAACCGCCGCCAACTTTAACGCCAACAACTTCACCTTGAGTTAGGTTAGTTGCACCTTGAGCGCCGTTTGCTGCATAGCGATCTACACGGCGTTGTGCGCTTGCGATTTGATTAAAAAATGACTCTTTATCAAAGTCACCACGGAAACCGTCAGTAGATAGCACAATCGCACCGCCTGACGCTTGATTGAACTTATTAGTCATTTGACCTAAAAGCTCGATAGTAGTGCCTACAATCTCGTTGTTGTAAACTTGCATATTTGCTAATGCCATAACTTTTTACCTTTTAACTAAATTTAGCGTTAATTTCTGCGATCTTAGACTGCTTGTCTAGCTCTTGGCGCTGCCCTTGGCTCGACGGTGTTACAATACTTTGATCAATACCAGAAGCTTTCGACCCTGCCAAATGGTTTTGCATATCAGGATCAGATTTAGCCCATTTCAACCAATCATCATGGTTATCAGCTACGTGCTTGCCGTCTAGGTCTTTATAGCTTGCGACTACGCTACCGTCTTCACCAAAGCCATAATCAACTAATTGACTCGCTGTTAACTGACTGAGCTTATCGTTTTTAGCAAAGTTAGAAACAATGCTTTGAACAGAAGCTTGCTTTTTAGATGAAAGGATCATTTCGTTGCGTGAGTTTAATTGCTCGGATAATTCTTTGCGTTCACGCTCGTATTTAGCTTGCTCAAGCTCTAAAGCCTTTTTAACGTCGCCAGCCTCTTTTGCTGCTTCAATTGCCGCTTGCTCTTTTTCCAATAACTTGGCTTGCGTTTCTTCTTCTAGCTTTTTCTTTTCTGCTAGTAGCGCATCTTTATTGGCTTTTAAGCCTGCGGTTTCAGCTTCAAATTTAGCTGTAAGCTCTTGCTCTTGTTTAGCTAACAACTCTTTCAATTGCTCTTCTGTGTACTCTGCCATTTAATAATCTCCTGATTAAAATGGTTGTAGCCCTGCTACTGGTTAATAATTGTTATAATGATATAACTAAAGGTTATAAGCGTCAAACTATCGTCAGATATAACCCTTTAAAAATTCATTCTTATTCATGTACTCAAGTATTTTCCGATTCTTCTGCGCCATTTCTGCGAGTGTTAAAGGCTCACCCATGCGATTAGCCAAAGCATCTCTAAACTCTTGCGCGCTTAATCCTGCGTTTCTAAATATCAAGCCGCGTGATTTTCCTAACACTTCATCTTGCACCGCTGCTGGTTGTCTTTTAAGTACATCATAGTACTGCTTAGTTGCGTCAACTTGACCTTTTTCATCTTCAAAGTTAGCTGAGCGTGTAGAGCCTGTGCGGTTTAGCTTGTCATTGTAAAACTCTGCTGTGATTTGCGACCTACAGCGATAATGAAAGGCAGGCTTTGGATTGTAGCTATCAGAGTATTTAAACGTTTTGCCGTCAAAATATCGGCACGTTTCGGATGTTCGAGTATCTAAAGTGGCCAAGATTGTATAGCCCCAGATAATATCGTCATTCTGTCTAAATATTTCATCGCGTGAAGTTGATGCAATATGAGTAACCGCAGTTCTAACAATAGACTCAGCCTCTCGCCTGGAAGCATCAATAATTCCGTCTGTATACTTTTGCGCCCTAGTACCGATAATGGTTTGAGTCATTTCTTGAAGCGTTAAACCTTGAGAGAATCCGCCAGATATAACGCTAGCCACCTTGCGACTGTTATCGCCTAACCTATCTATCATCTCGTCAAAGTCAACAAATGAGTTATTGCCGCCAATGGCTAATGGATTTTTAGTTACTGCCGCCCATAGTTTTCTATTTGACGGTGATTCGACAATTACGTCAGTAACTACAGAGGCTTGAATGGCTTGTGTGATAAATTCAGCTTCATCAGCAGATAGTGCTTTAAACTGCTCATAGTAAAGCGCTGTAATATCTTCGTACACTTGCGCTGTCTTTGCTTCTACATCATCTAATAGCTTCTGATAGCGCTTTCTAGACGCAATGGTAGCACCTTCGCGATTAATACGCTCACGTAGCCATTTAGCAAGCTCTTGAAGCGCTTCGGTTGTTTGCTTGTTTAGAGATGAAGCAAAGCGCTGGTCTAATATGCTTCGGTTTGTTAATGCTGCAAATAGCTCTGGACTCTGCATGAAAAAATGCCCTAATTTGATATAGGGCAATTATAGCATGGTGGGGAATTGGGGCAATTAAGGGTTAACTTACTGACCTTTATTTAAAAGTGATTCAAGCGTATCTCCTTTTGTTATGTAGAATTTCGATTCTTTAGCCCACACTAACCCGCTTTTTAAAACCACTGTAAGCGATGCCTTGTCATAGCCACAACAAATTAGTTTTGAAGCTTCACTTATCAGAATCTCAAGATCAACAACTGAAACCTCTTTTTCAATATCTGAGAATTCATCACATCCCAACCTATCATTAATCAACTCAGACTCAGACCAATGGACTATAACTCTTGCAATTTCTTCTATTTTCACTTTACTCATTTTACTCTCCAAATTTAAATGATAGTTATCACTAGACCTTTAGTTGATACATCAAACAAATAAGGTCTTTTACTGTTATGTTAGCTACTCAATATGCGAAACAGTTTTTAGAGTTGTCGCTCCGATACATCACGCCTATATGAATTTGTTAAATTCGGCTTATGTGATCACATCAACATTAACTCGCTTTTTCCTCGGTCTAAAAGTCGACGCACTAACCAGTGTTGTTTAAATTGTTGGTGTTTTGCGGTAAGTACCGAATGCTTAATCAAGTGAGATACGTTAGAAGGGTTTGTGTCTAGCTGTATATTGTCTGCGTTTAGTTATGGTCAATCGCTCAGCTTTGTTTAACCAGCAGCCGACTACCTCGCCATCGGCTTTAGACACAAAAAAGGCTTATTAGTACAAGCCCAGTAACTCGGGGCTGATAAAGCATAAGTGAGATGTTTTCCCACGAACACTAGACCTGCACTAATAAACCCTTGTTACTTTATCAATTTAACGCGGCATCTCACCTCCGCAGTATAAATTATACACCACATAACCAACAGTGCAAACCTTAACCGCAGACTGCGCAAAATTTAAATACCGTTTAGTTATATGTATATTCCAATTTGTTATTTCACAGCAGCAAAATAATCTAATAGTATTCAGCTATCGAAACAAACGGAGTAAATAAAATGACAAATGCAGATAAACCAGCAATGCCACAATCAGCAAAAGAAGATGGCTATGGTTGCAATTATGGTGATGGTATTAATCAAGTTCCTACAGGTCTAACAAAGCGCGAAATGTTTGCAATACACACTATGAATGGTTACTTATCAAATGATGTAATGCAGAAAAGCGGGATTAGCTTTAAAGAGGTAGCTGAAAAAGCTGTATTAATGGCAGATGTACTGCTAGCAGAATTGGAGAAATAAAATGACAGATGAAAAATTAGCATTTCAAGAAAAAATGTCTGATATGAGCGATTGGCACATACAAAGAAATATGCAGCGCTTTCAAGCTGTGCAAGATGTTAAGCACGTAATTAAAACACCAGGGCAACTAGCAGAGGCTCATAGCAAACAAATGAAGCGTGTAATTATCCGTAAAAACGGTGTGATTGTTAGCGATAAAACAGGCTATGCAAAACCAAGCGCAAAGAGATATAAATATGGCTCGTAAAAAGAAGTACAACAAAATGAAAGGTGCTCTAGCTTGCGCTAGGGCTGGCCTTAAAAGCCTGGCGGTGTTTCACAGTCAAATTGATGAAAATGAAAAGTACACGGCGCATATGTTGAATTATAAAACTGGCCGCTCTATTGATGTCGGATATTCAATGGCTCAAGCTGTGTCAAAAATTCGCCACCTATGGAATATACATTTAATCGCTGTAGGCGTGGAAAGTAACGGCAAATCACGCTTTGAAGTTGAAGAAGTAAAGCTTACTGAGCCGCTTTTGCAGTCTCAGCTAGTGGATTACCTTAATGAGGCTCATGAAGCTCTTGCAGAGAGCTTTAGGGGGGCGCAACACGCTTACTAATTTATGCTGGTTAGCTGTGCCTAATGGCGATTCAATCAGCAATGAACAAATTGATAATATTTTAACGGTCAGAAGAGCCTGGGCTTTAACTGAGATTGTTAGTGGAGAGTGAAAAATGGGATATCCATACATAGGTAAAGGTTTAGAAAGTGGATCAATCGTTTTGTTTTATGAGCAAAATACAGGTGTAACTTTAAACTCAAAAACTTGGGCCAGCAAAAGCTTTGAATATAGTAATTGTATTAACGAGGATTCATTTGAAAACATAACCAGCGAATACTTATCAAACACCTACGGCAAGATTGAGAGCAAAGAGCACGCTAGGCTTATAGCTAAGCTTGCTGAGGGTGCTGGGATTAAGTTTGCAGGTGTAGACGTAAGCGCGGAAAATATCAAGTCATTTATATTTTACTCTGATGGTACATTCTGCTTCTACAAAAAAGATGCTGACGAACTTGTTCACGTAAGGGAAAGAGAGCAAGTAACCATCCCATTACCACCTAAGGAATTTATCGGCGCATCAATTAACAGCAGCGAGCCAGTAGCTAAAACATTTGAAACTTTAGGTTATACATCTGAGGGTGGCGTTTATTTTAAAAGTAAAATAAAAGAGCGTGAGTGGCCCGTTGTAGGTGATAAGGTTTTAACTGCTAGCGAGCAAAAAGGTCAAGTGATTGCCATTGACTCAGAAGAGGCTTGGATTAAATACGAAAATACATCTATTGGTAAAGGTTACGCATCTGTATCTATTGCAACTCTATCAAAGCCAAAAACACCAGAGGAAGAATTGCGCGATGATATTGCGGTTTATCTTTGCGATAAATACAATTTTATAACAGGCGCTGAGGCATTAGAAATAACTGATACACTTATCTCTAAATACAACATAACTAAAAAGCCCCAATAGC